GACGTGTATGCATCACCCCAAGCGTTGTCAGCGTACGGTGCTAAGTCTACAATACGCATTTGGCCAAAAGTCGCAGTACCTGTCAATGTAGCCGACATAGTGCACTGTGACAGACCAGTTGTAGTAGAACCAGCAGTTAGGTTAGAAAAATTAGCGTTATCGCCAATCGAGGTTTGGGCTACAGAGCCATCAGCTTGGATTTCATATACGATCAAAGGATCGTTATAAAAATAAGCTATGCAGCTACCAGCTTGGTAAGCTGTATTTGCAGGCCAGTAGTTTGACACACGACGACGACCTGTAGTGTCAGTAAATTCTACGCCGGAAAATGCTCCAACGAAAGCTTCTGTAGAAGATACAGGGTTGATAACACCATTATTGTACTTGACCGGCTGACCTTTGAGAATATCTGTATTGTAAGCCGATGTAATGCCATTAGCCAACGCCTGAGCACGTTCCAATCCCGTAGGAAAGAACGCCGGACGAAGACCGAATGGTGCAGAAGTTGCGCTCATATAATGAGTCCTTTCACATTCGATATGCTAAATTACTCAAAAATTGGTACTTTAGCTGTGGCGTTAGATTCCATGCCTTCACCTTCTACTGATACAAGCGAACGACCCCCGCTATCGCGAGCTCCAAGCAATTGTTCTTGTTGCACCTTAATCTTGTCCTGCTCTTCGAGCGGGGCACGATGGTGTATTTCAAACATGATTTCTTGATAAAGATCCATAGGCATCTTATACAAGATCATTTCGTTACAAGAAACAAAACCTGCATGCTCACCAGCTTTCACTCTTAGATGCTCAAAGCCCGGCAATTCTTCGGCTTTTACAGGCTCATAACCCATTCGCATCCGTTTGTGGATTGGGTCGTACTGATTTGTAGAAGACAACCAGCACAAATGGTAACCCGGAATTTCGGGTGGGGTCGGAAGTGCTTCTTGAAGCCACTCCGAGCGGAACATCTTACGACGCTCCTCGGAAAATACAAAGTTGGTTTCGGGTGCATCGCGCTTACGATCATCGGCAGCACGACTTTCACGTCCTACACCAGCGTTTTTCTTTATTCTGTCATCCATCATTAGCCCCTATTCGGTTTGTTTTGACGATCCCAATCCGCAAATTTACGAATCATCTTATTACGTCGTTCTGTATTATCCCACATGCCTGCTTCCTTAATGGCTGCGACACGATCAGGTGTTAAGCGAAACTCATTAGGTCGTACTCCGCCTGATGATTCTCGCCCCGAACTAGTAACCACAGATCTAGGCCTCTGATTTCTGTTACGCTCATTATATCCTGTGTTAGAACGATGTGGTAAATATTTTTGTAAACGTTCGTCAAGCTCTTCCCAATAATCTTCTTGAGTTGGGTCAAACCCTTCTTCAGTCAATGTGCGGTCAATTTTTTGAGCAATCTCTGAATCAAGATCTTTGCCTTGCGGATCATACCAATTATTACGCCCCATCCAATCAGCAGCCATTCTCTGAACCATAGGGTCAGGAAGTTGTATATTTTGCTTAGGTTGTTGCGACATTTGGCGAGTGGCAGTCTCCTTAATATTACTTAAAGACTCCATCTTACGTTGAGCATCATATAGCATCTCTTGGGCTTGCACCAAAGATTCACCATCTTGTGCAGACACAGCTTCTTTCATCTTCATTTTGGCGTACTCAACTTGTACACCAGCATCGTCGATGGCTTTATCTACACGTGCTAATTCTGCGCCTGATGTTTTCTTTTCCAACACAGCAAGTCTATCCGCCAAGGCATTATTTTGCTTCTTTAGTGCAGAAATAAGATGGTTAGACTCACGTGCCTTTTCACGATGAAGTTGCTTTTTGAGCTTTCTTTCTTCTCGACGAGCTGCTCGAATAGCTTCACGTTCAGGATCATTATCAGATATACCATCCTTGGCTTCATAATCGCCAGAAGGACCATCGTCATCATCATCTGCGTTATTTTCAGAAGTTTGAGGTGATGGCTCACTATCAGGAAGCTGCACAACAGCAGATCCGTCAAGCTCCTCATCCACCTGTAGTTCCAATTTTTCAGTGGGAGTCATATAGTTTTACCTTTCTGCGCTTAAACAAACGCTTTAATTGCGAGGGGGTCCCCAGTACAGGCGCCAATGAGCTCATGGTCATTGAAAAAAGTAAAGAGTGCTTTACCTTTTTGCTCGCCTTGCTCAAAGTCGATTTCCCAACGATCGCCGCCCCATTTTGGCACACGCACGTAATCCCCAACTCGTGCCCATGCTCCTTCTGGCCATGGTTCCATGGTGTCACGCTTCATAAATGCAAGCGGGCCTACGGCAATAACTTTGCCAATCATGGTGTTCCACTTCTCAGTTTCTTTTGTTTCTTCCACTAACATAATACCCGATGCGGTAACTTTGTCTTTAACGGCGCGAAGCTGCACCAAGACACGAGCACCATAAGGGCGCATAAGTGGATCTACTAACGGAAACGCTTCTGCAAGCGTTTGCTCAGCGATATCATTCGACATCTCGTTTTTCCTCTTCTAAAAGAGCATCAAGAATTGACAAAGCTTCTTCCAAGCCTTGGTAATGGCCCACCAAGCGCTGATAAGATTCAAAATTTACAGGCGTACCAGCTTTAAGTACCTGTGAAATCTGTTCTTGCTCAGCCTTGATGCGGCCAATAAAGTCTGAAATAGTCCTCATCAGCGACCGCGACCTGCTTTTCGCATAGGTAGTGCTATTGCGATTGTCAGACCGGGACCTTTAAGAGAGCCACCCTTTTTCAGAGAAGCGATCTTACCGGTTGGTTTAGGCAGAGGCTGCTTTTGTGAAGAATCCTCTATCAGTGTGCGAGTTTTGCTTTCTGGCATAACTGCGCCACCTGATTTATAGCCTTTAATTCCTTTGCCTTTGGCTTGTGTAAAACCACCGGCTTCGCCCATAGCTAGGCGTTTATGCATATTGATGTCATCAGACATTTGGTTCTCCTAATTGAGATTGTAGTTGCTGCTGCGCCGAAAGAGCAGTTCTTACTTGCTCATGCTGTAATAAAGCTGCGTCATGAGTCAACTCAGCTGTTTTAATACGTTCCTGAGTAAGGTTATCCTCAGTATTTAAGATTAAGTCTGTTTGCAACTTCTTTTCCTGTGCTTGCTGATCTAAAGCCATTTTCTGAGCTTTTAATTGCAGGTCGCCTTGGTCTTTTGTTGCACGACGCTGCGTCTCAGCCATAGAAGTTTGCATATAGGCTTGTGTTGCAGGGTCTGGAGGTGGTGTACCTCTCATTTGCTGCAGCATTTGTATTGATTTTTGAATAATTGTAGGTATTTGTTCAAATACACCTTGCGTATCCATCATTACATGCTGCGATGAAACGGCTAATAGCTTATCAGCATCGTGCGGTAACTCTTGTTCGCGCATAACATCAAATGGTCTACCTAAAGCTTCACTTGCGTAAGTATCAATTTGGTTGAGATACCATAAAGTGACATGCTGCTTTAGGTGCTCAAGTGCTGCTGGGACATAAGTAGGTGCAATTATGGGATTACTACCATACATTGGGTTTTGTAAGTAATCCAGCAACACCTGAATGTGTGATAAATGGTCCTGATGTGGGAAAGCGCCAACAGCTTTGCCTACAGTCATGGCCACGTTCTCCAAAGCTGGGTTCATATCCTTAACATTTTGCGGATCTGGCAATACCTCGTTAATATCTGGGATCTTAATCTGCCGTAGAATACGTTTTTCAACCGCTAGACGGTTATATAGGTCAGGATTTGCTTGTGAGCGTGCTGCAAGTGCTTGAATTTGCGCGTAGCGCTGAGTTTCTGAAAAGATATGCGGATCAGAGACAGGCACAATGTCAGAATTCTTTTCAAAATCCTCTTTTGTAACACCAATATCTTCAGCAATGTCATTTAAGCGTTGCTCATCAAGATACCAGCGGTTAAGACGTGCAATAACTTTAAGTACTTTCTTTTGTGACTCATGCAAACGTGCATGAATTGAAGAGAAAACAGCAGCCCCTTGCTCAATAAGGGCTTGTGTAGTACCTACCGGAGCTTGAGAATTGACATCAGCTATCTTCTCTTCACTAGTAGTAACCACGCCTTTAGCAGCATCGGTTAACCAGCCTAAAAGTGAGAATAGAACTGGGCTTGGCGGATTAAATGGTATAGGCATGGCGATCTTACGAACATCATCTACGCCCGGTGCGCCTTCAATCTCAGCAATTTGTGTAGGCTCAATGGTAGTACTTTGGCCAGAAAATT